ATAAATTAATTTTTTATTCATTTTATGTATATCTTTTAAAAAATTATCTTCTTTTTTATTCTCTTTAGATTCTTTTTTTGCTAATCTTTTTCTATCTTCAGGATGTAATCCTTTTTTTAAATTAGCTATTTCTATATTCTTTCTTGTTATCTCTAATTGTGCATCCATTAATTCTTTATAGAGGATTTCTTCTCTTCTTGTTATTGGTGTAAAATTCATAATTTAATACCTCTTTTTATTTACTTCTCTATAATCTATTTCGCATGCTATCGCATAGCCTACTTGATATAAAGAATAAATACCACCAATTAAAATAAATATCTCCATAATTAAAAACCTCGAATTAATAAAACTTTCCTAGCCTGGACTTGTTGAAATTTATTTCCCTTAGTCAATAAATATTCACAAGCCAAATTATCATTATTATTAATACATTGATTTAACGTACTACGGTTTAAACCTGATCCAATAGAACTAATCAGCCCTATTGATCCTATAGAAAGAAATAAAAATAAGTTTCTCATGATAGTAAGATTTGAAATAATTTTCTTTTTTAAAGCTTAACTATACTCATGAAATATAAATTACTGAATACTGTTTCTATAATTTGAGAATAAAGTAGGCTCAATATTGAAAGTAGTATTAGGTAGTAAATAAATTAAGGATAGCTATGCTTAATTATTATTGTACAACGTATAAACAATATTTTATATCATTATTAAGAATTGTAAATATAGTATTAATATCTTAGTAAACTTATTTTATTTAAGCTAATATGGTATTAGTTAAAATCTTACAAAAATTTATGACTATCAAAGAATTTTTATCTAGTGAGTACGCAAAAGAATTAACCACAATTCTTAATAAGATTGAACCACTAGGCACACCACAGCAAGTTAAAAAGACATTAGAGGTTAATTACAGGCAACTAGAATACAATGGCTATTTTAGACGCAATAGTAGGCAAGATCTATTGAATAATACTTGCAAAGAACTTTGGTCTTTTGTGGATGCTTGCAATCCTGAACTACCTATCAAGAAATAAAGCCTATTGTAGCCTCTTCTGACTACCTTAGAATCTAATTAAATTTGTAGCTCTAGCCTATGGGGTAAAGTTGCAGATTATTTTTTATTTTTGCGTGATGTGGGCAACTTAAATATATTCCGATTAATTTTTTGGTTCAACCTTTATGGATAATTCAGGAGCTTGGATATTAACTGTTTCAACTGATTCACCTATTACTTTACCGAGGGAATCTAGGATTTGTGCTGCGGTTTGAAGTTGACCTTTTTTGACTGCTTTGTTGAATAGGCGGATTCTCATTGCTTGGAGACGAGGTAGGAGAGTTTCTCTATCTTTTTCCCAATCTTCCTTGTTCCATTGTTTAACTTTTTTCCAATCTTGCCAAGCTGTTACTTCTGAAATGCCTTCAATTTTTGAATGTTCAAGTACGAGGGCACGGGTTGTTTTACCTTCTAGCTGACGGGAGTATAGGCGTTGGGAACGTAATTGTACGTTTTGGCAGGAAGTACGAGCACGAAAGTTGATATTTCTTTTAGGTTTAGATTCTTCTAATGGTTGATCGGCAGGAAATGTAGATGAAACCACGGGATT